TCTTCTATTAAGTACTTTGCTCCAAGACTTTACTCAGCACAATATAGAGCAGTTACACCAAGAGATTATGAAGCAATAATTGGTACAATTTTCCCTCAGACCGAATCTGTTGCAGTGATTGGTGGAGAGGAGTTAGATCCACCACAATTTGGAAAAGTTCAGATTAGTATCAAACCAAAAAATGGTACTTTTGTATCAGACTTTGACAAATCACAAATTAAAAACAAATTAAAGAATTACGCTATCGCTGGTATAAATTCAGAAATAGTTGATTTAAAACTACTATATGTGGAAATTGATTCAACTATTTACTACAATCCTTCACAAGTTGTATCTGCTGCAAGTTTAAGGTCGTCTGTCATATCTGGACTTAACGAATATGCTGATAATGTTGAACTTAACAAGTTTGGGGGTAGATTTAAGTATAGTAAAGTAAGCACACTTATTGATCGTATTGATAATGGTATTACATCTAACATTACTAAAGTCATCGTTAGACGGGATTTGAAAGCACTCTTAAATCAATTTGCTCAATATGAATTATGTTACGGTAATAAATTTAATATTAACCCCGCAGGATTTAACATCAAGAGCACGGGATTTACAATTAATGGATTTAATGACACTGCTTATATCACTGATGTTCCAAATAAAAATGCAGCAGGTGGTCTAGACGGTAGCAATATGGGAACTCTCAGTATCGTTACTAAAAATAATAAAGGTGAACAAAGAGTTATTGTAAAGGATGCTGGAGTTGTTGATTATAAAAAAGGAGAAGTGATTCTAAACACTATTAATATAACATCAACAGTGAATCAAAACAATATAATTGAGGTTCAAGCATTTCCTGAATCAAATGATGTAATTGGATTGAAAGATTTATATCTTAATTTTGACGTATCTAAAAGCACAATAAATACTGTGAAGGACGTAATTGCATCAGGAGAAGATGTATCAGGAGTCGTATTCCAGAGAGATTACTACACATCAAGTTACTCTAACGGAGATTTAGAGAGGAAATAATTTATGTCACAAATTGACAAAAGAATACAAGTCAATACTATTATTGAGAGTCAGTTACCAGAATTTGTGGTATCTGATTTTCCAAATGCTACTGAATTTTTAAAACAATATTACATATCTCAAGAATTTCAAGGTGGTGCTCAAGACTTAATTAGTAATTTTGATCAATATTTAAAAGTTGAAAATCTAGTTCCTGAAGTAGTCGTAGGTGTTACAACCATTTCTGCAGGAATATCAACCTCCGATACTACCATAACAGTTCCTAGCACTAAAGGTTTTCCATCCGAATATGGATTACTTAAAATAGATGATGAAATAATTTCATATACAGGAATAACTTCAACAACTTTTACAGGTTGTATTCGTGGATTCAGTGGTGTTACTGGATATAATGTTGGTATATCCTCTTCTTTACTGGATATAAATCAAGAGAGTTTAAAATTTAACAGCACACTTGCAGCATCTCACACATCAGGTTCATCATTAACAAATTTATCAGTATTATTTCTTCAAGAATTTTTCAAAAAGTTTAAGAAAACTTTCTTACCTGGTTTAGAAAATAATGATTTTGCAGATAATTTAGATGTAGGTAATTTCTCAAAGTTTGCTCGTTCATTTTATCAATCAAAAGGTATTGAAGAGTCTGTAAAAATTTTATTTAAGGTATTATTTGGAGTTGAAGCAAGAGTTCTTGATTTAGAAGGAAATCTAATAAAACCATCTGACGCTGAATTTATAAGAAGAGAAGTGGTTGTAGCAGACTTAATTACACCAAATGGAGAACCACAGAACTTAACTGGACAAACAATATTTAAATCAACCGATACATCAACAAATGCATCTGTATCTGAAGTTGAAATTATAAAAAGAGATGGAAAAAATTATTTTAAAATTGCTTTATTTGTTGGATTTAGTGACCGTGACTTAATTGAAGGTGTATTTACTGTACCAGGTAATACAAAAGTTTTAGATGCAGCACCTGCAGATGCTACAATAATCAATGTTGACTCGACTGTTGGGTTTGGTACAACTGGAACTATTATTAGCGGTGCTAATTCTGAGATAAATTATACATCAAAGTCAATAAATCAGTTCTTTGGATGTAGTGGAATTGGAGTAGGTATAGGAACTGCAGATGATATTAGAGCGAATGAAACAATTTTTGGTTATGAAAATGGAGATTTATCAAAAAGAATTGATTTAAGAATTACTGGTGTATTATCTGAGTTAGTTCCAATCACTGATATTAGTCTTATTAATGAGGGAGAAAATTTCTTTGTTAAAAATATTGGTGAAAAGATTGAAAATGATAGTGAAAATTATAAACAAATATTTGCTAACTCTTGGATTTATAACACAAGTTCCAGATTTCAAGTTGATATACCAGTTGGAGGTTCAACTTTTACTTTAAATACTCCTATTGATAAATCTTCACTTAAGATAGGAGATAGATTTGATATTTTAAAAAGAAACGAACAAGTCATTGCTGGTAGTGGTACTGTCGCTAGTATCAACGTTGGACTAAATCAGATTACAGTATCTAACATAGCTGGATTTACACAAGATGCAAATCAATTATATGATATTCGTAGAAAAGTTGAGAAGGTAACTAGTTCTGGAGTCAATATTTCCAAAGGTAATGAATCCATAATTGCAGATACATTAAGTGTATACACTGATGGTAATGAAGATGGTTACGTTGCATCTAACTCTTTACCAAGTTATGACATTACTACTGATATAATTGAAGAGACTCTTACAGGAGGAACTGATGCAGGATTAGATGGTTTTAATCCATTAAATGATAGATATAGTTTTATTAACTTTAATATTAGTAGAAATTTAAAATTCATTCAGGGTGATGCTGTTACTTATTTGCCTGAAGGTGATGGACTTGTTGGATTAGATACTGGAAGAACATACTTTGTAGATCCTGTAATACCAGAACCAGGACAAGATATTACAAAAATCAGAATATTTAATTCTTTAGCACAAATTGGTTCTGCAAGCACAGTTCAGGTTGGACCAACAACTTCCACCACTGATGTACATAGATTTGTATTAGAGAAGCATAAAAGCAGAACATTAGATGCAGATAAGATATTAAGAAAAATACCTTTATCTCAGAACCTATTTGTAAGTTCAAATCAGGATATACCTACAACTGATATTGGAATATTAATTAATGGTGTGCAAGTGCGTTCACCTATTTCAGATAATCAAATTTATTTCGGTCCTCTTGAATCTATTGATTTATTAAACTCTGGAAGTGGATATGATGTTGTTAATCCACCAATAGTGGGTATTGAAACAAGTAGTGGTGTTGGTGCAGCAGTTGAACCAATAATTCAAGGTACAGTTAAACAAGTTTTTGTTGACCCACAAGAATTTGACATTGATGCAATTCAAAGTATTTCATTGACTGGTGGTAATGGTAGTGGATGCGTCTTACAACCAATTTTGGGTACTAGAAATAGAGAACTACTGTTTGATAGTAGAGATATTTTCTTTAACGGTGGTGTTGACATAGTAAATGAAACTATAACCTTCAAAACTGCACATAATTTGGATGATGGACAACTTGTTTATTATGGATCAAATGGTAACGACCCAATCGGTATCGGAACTGCCTTTGATTTACTAAACCAAGTTGCTGGAACATTATCTGATGGTGCTCCATATTTTGTAAGGTCTATTAATCCTACCACAGTCAGAATATTTAATACTAGAGTAGATGCATTATTTGGCACTGCAGGTATAAACACTGTTGGTTTATCAACTGATACATCTGCAAGTGGTATTCATAAATTTAGAACAGAAAATAAAAATACATTAGTTGCAGTCAAGGTTCTAGAGGAGGGTTCAGGGTATACACATCGTAAGTTAAGAGTAAAACCAACAGGTATATCAACATCATTGAATGTTGTTACATTTAAGAATCACGGTTTTGAAAGTGGTGAAATTGTTGAATATTCTGCAGAGACAACAGCAATACAAGGTTTAACAACAACATCTTCATATTATATCAACAAATTAACAAATGATACATTTCAATTAGCAGATGCAGGTATTGGTGGAACTTCATCAGTAGATTATAATAGAGGAAAATATGTCAATTTCACTTCATCAGGTGAAGGATTCCAGATATTTAATTATCCTCAGATAAAAGTAAATGTTGATGTATCTTTTGGTTCAACAATTACAGGTGATATAACAATTACTCCTGTTGTTACAGGTGAATTGATTGGTGGATATCTTTATGAAGAAGGAACAAACTATGGTTCAACTACACTTGATAAAGAGGTTGTACCTAAAGTTACTATTGAAAATGGAAAATTTGCTGAGTTTAAACCAATTATTGTAAATGGTAGAATAACTGATGTTGCAGTTGTAAACAGAGGAAGAGAATATAATTCACTTCCAGATATT